CCTTTTTGTCCATACCATCGTAAATCTTTTTTGTTTTGTTTCATAGAATCTACGGTAAGATTCAACTGCGTCTTCAAGCATACATTCTGGATTTGAACCCATTGCAAGTTTAAATGGTGTCATATGCTTTTCAGGAATATTTGTTGGTATTTGTTGTAAAGCTATTCTGAGTTTTGTATCAGTGGAATGAACTTTACCATATCGATATGTATATTCATCACATAAAGCAATAAAATGTTTATAGTGCCATTGATAATTTGCTTTTGATTCTCTTGTCCATACTGTTGATGGATGATTAAAATGGCATGCTTTATAGAGTATATTCTCTCTTTGATCGTTAAGTTTCCAGTATTGTAGCATAGCGCCTGACTTAGATGGTCTACGTTCCATAACACCATCAAGCATACGATGAACAGTTGATAGCATTTGAGCAGATTCAACAATCATTTTAACAACATGTTTGTCACATTGCTCTTGTGCTGCAATCACTGGATCATTATCTAATATAAAAATGTTCATAATATATATTATACCATACTTTAAGGTATTTGTAAACGTTTATTTTACAATAAGATTTGGAAAGGTTTCCATTACCATTTTTTTAGTAATGCCTTTATATTTCATACTTTTATCTTTTGCTGCAACTAAGAGATCTGCTTCTTCTGGATTAAGCGATTCTAAGAGATTAAGAAACAATCCTTCTCTTTTTAAAGGTTTCATTTCGTTTGCAATTGGACCTTTAAAGAAATACTTAAATTGAGTATATGCTTTATTTAATACAGTATACTCATATCCTTTTGGTGCATCGTCTCTTTTAAATGATGGTGCTCCCATTGGTAATGCAGATACTATTGTCTCATCAAAATTGATCCTTAATATATCTGTAAGACCAGGTGATTTGTTTTGTTGTAAAAAGCGAACACGATCGGCTTTTTTAACGATTTTTGAAGCTTCCTCTAAAACTTCTGATACTAATTTTCTAGCCATTGTAAAATTCCTCCACGACTTCAATCAAATGATTACATCTTTTCTTTATTAAATAGTTCAACACCTTCATATTTGGTGTTTTACCTTGTTCATTAAAAGTATTTATAATAGTTTCTTGAATATTTTCTGGTATATCAGTAAGATCAATAAGCTTCTTATTTCTTTGATAGTTACGATATACTTCGTCATCCATAGATTCTCTTAAGTTATCTGAATCTTCTAACCAAGCATCAATCCTTGTTTGTCTCAGCGGTGTTTGATTTTTTTCTGTAATAAAGGTATCATCAGCTGAAAGAACATTTGGAATCCCATCTCCAGTATCTCCTCTCATAATATGATTAAATAAATATGTTCTTGGATTCTTATCAGTTACAAACTTCTTTTGTATAGGACTATATTGTTTAACATTATTAAACTTTTGTAATTGAATAAAGTCTTTATCAGATGATATAATCATAACTGGCTCAGCCATACCAAACTCTTGTGTTTGCATTGTAAGTGTACCAATAACATCATCTGCTTCTACACCTTCTAAATGAATTACTTTATATGGCAAATAGTCTCTTATTTCATCACGTACAGTATGTAAGATTCTAAAGATTTCAGTCCAGTCTTGTCCTGAACTATCTCTATTCTTTTTACGAGCTGCTTTATATTCTGGAAAGAATTCTTTTCTCCATGTATTCATACCATCGGCACAAATCACAAGTTGTCCATATTCTTCTCTATATCTTTTATTATACATACGTATACTATTAAGTATCATATGTCTTATCATGCTTTCATCATTGAGCTTTTGCACAATTATATTAGATAGCGCTATTTGGCTATAATCAATCAGTATCATTATCTTCTGGTTCCTCGGGTGTAAACGTAAATTCTATATCGCTATCTTCTGGTTCAAATACAAATTCAGTAAGTTCAAGGTTTGCTTCTTCATTTAAAAGAATCATTTCCTTTATTTTAATATAAGCATTATCCATTGTTTGATGTAAACCATGTGGCATATTATACCAACGATTAAACATTGCATTTATCATATTAACGATTACAAACATGTCTCTTGACTCTTGTTTGGTCTCATCTCTAAAATCCATTTCCATTAAGTCTGGCCTTACCTCACCAGTATTAATAAATTCTTCAAGTACTTCTAATAAAAAGTGAGAATCATTAACGCATTCATCACTTATTTTATTTAAGTATTCTGTATTATCTTTAATTTGTTTTTCTTTCTTAGTAGGAAATTGTATTATTTTAGCCATATAGATCTATTATACCATACTTTTAGTCATTTGTAAACAAGTTTTTCACACTATTTCCACCAATTCTACAATTGATAATACCATTATAATACTTCTCGCTTAATAGGACTTCTCTCTCAAATTGCTCTTTTGTTTCAAGATAAGCGCATTCGCCTTTCGATTTACAGAGATGTATAATCTCTCTATGGAAGAAGTCTTCTCCCATCTTTTCGACATCTTGTTGTAGGTGTTTATTAGAACCGTAGTATGTACGCCAATCAGATTCAACTTTAAGCCTTTGCCGTCTCTTACGAGTTTTTGTAATAGGAAGCGTCTTTGCTTTCCAAAAAAACTTCTTTCCAATGTATTGTTTTGCATTTGCTCTATTTGTTATACAGTATACAAAACCATACCAAACATCTGGACTAAAATCTTCGGGTGGTTCGAACTTTCTTCCTTGATATAACCAATTATTCATCAAAGTTTAATTCATCCATATCATCGTCGCATGGTTCACCACAATGAGGACAAAAGTTAATCCTGGTTTCTCTATCGTCAGGTTTAATAACAATTCTCGAATAACAGTATTCACACTCTAAAATCACAACTCTAAATCTACCAAAGCTTTAAGTTCTGTGTAACCGCCTATCTTATTTCCATCTACTATAATTTGTGGAAATGTTCGAGCATTTGGAAAGATTTCTAACATTTCTTCTCTACCAAAATCTTCTCCAAGTTGTTTATATGTGTATTCCATATCCTCTCTTTCGCATAATGCTTTTGCTTTATCGCAAAAAGGACATTGAGTTTTTCCGTATATCTCTATCATATTATGTCCCTGTTGATGTACTAGTTGAAGTTGATGAACCAGTTGCTGTGGTAGTTATAGGTACAGTAGTTGTAGTTTCATCCATATTTTCTAGTTCTGCAATTATTTGAGCTTCAATTTCAGCTGTACTTGTTGATGTTGATGTTGATGTGCCTGTTAATGCTTCACCGACAGCTGTTATAACAGCAGCAGTTTGAGTTACCTGTGTAACATCAACTGCATTATCTGGTACTGGTGTTGATTGTTCTACTACAGGCTCTTCTGGCTCAGGGTCTACTTCTTCCCAAAGGTTTCCATCCCATGCCCATAAAAAAAATAATAATGCTAATACTTCCATATTGTTCTCCGTTAAAAATTATTTATAAGCTTAAACCGCTTAGCGTATTTTTATCTACGTCTTGTTTTACTCCACCAACAACATAAGAACTGATTTCAGTTTCTTGTGGAGCAACTTGTACATTGCCACCTGATATCCATTTTTCTGTCCAAGGCAATGGATTCATTTGTGGTACTGTATATGGACAAGGTAAACCTAATGCTCTCATTCGTTTACATCCTATCCATTCTATATAATTGTGTAATATTGCTTCATTTAATCCAATCATTGAACCATCTTTAAAAAGATATGTTGCCCATGCTTTTTCTTGTTCAATAACATCTACAAATAATTTAACTGCTTCATCTTCCATTTGTTTTGATATTTTAACAAATGCATTATCTTCTTTAAGAAGATTACGAATCATTACAGTTGTTCCAGCTAAATGAGTGTTTTCATCTCTTGCAATAAACTTAATAATCTTTGCGTTACCTTCCATCTTCTTAAGTTCAGCAAAAGCCCAGCTACAAGCAAATGAAACATAGAATCTTATTCCTTCAAGAGCATTTGCTGATAATAAAGACATCCATAAAGTTTTTTTATGAGATACAATATTTGTTGCTGACATATTATCATCAATTAATTCATCATAGTATTTTGCAATATCTTGTCCACAATCCATAATCTCTTTAATGTCTAACATTGAATCAAAAACTGCACTTGGATCTGGATAAATGTTTCTTATAATATGTGTATATGATCTACTATGTATTGTTTCAAAGAATGACCAGGTTTCAACCCAGTTCTCTACTTCAGGTAACGAACATATAGGAAGGAAAGCAAGGTTCGGGGCCCGGCCTTGAACAGAGTCCAATAATATTTGACGTTTGAGGTTTGATGTGAAGATATGTTTTTCATGAGCTGTTAAATTGTCGAAATCCTTTTTATCTTTAGATACATCTACTTCTTCTGGTCTCCAAAAGAATCCAAGTTGTTTATCTGTAATCTTTTCTAATTGTGGGTATTTTACTTGGTCATATCGAGCAATATCAACTGCATCATCAAAAAACATATTACGTTCTAAATGTGATTTTTTATTTTTCTTAAGTACTGGCATCAGGTTTCCATGAAATAGTTGATTTTGTTTCTATCGC